TTAAATTCAAAATATGAAACAATTTTGAATGGGCAGAAAATTAAATTTTGTTATTTGAAAGAACAAAATCCATTTCGAGTAAATGTTATTGCTTCGCCAAACAAATTGCCACCAGAACTTAATATCGAAAAATATTTAGACAGAGTAACACAATTCGACAAAACAATAATTCAACCATTAGAAGGTATTATCAAATATGCAGGTTGGACTGCTCGTCCAACAGCTACTTTATTTTAAGGAATCATATATGTCAAAATCTCCATTTTTTAAAAGCTTAATTAAAAATCTACCAAGCGAAACTAGCGTGGCAAGCGATGGAACCTCATCTAGCGAATTTACAGGATATGTTGATACTGGTAATTACGCTTTCAATGCCGCGCTAAGTGGTTCTTTATTTGGTGGAATGCCTAAAAATAAAATAACTGCACTATGTGGAGATCCCGCATCCGGAAAAACAATTCTAGCTTTAGGAATTGCTCGTAAATGGCTTGACGACAATCCTGAAGGGGCTATTATATATTTCGACACAGAATCTGCCACCACAAATTCTATGTTGGAATCTCATGGTATTGATTTAGATAGATTTGTTAAAAGCGAACCAGAAACTATCGAAAAGTTTAGACAGACCGCATTACAAATTTTAGACAGATATGCAGAAACTCCAGAAAAAGAACGGCAACCTATGATGATGATATTAGATTCATTAGGAAATCTTTCTTCAGAAAAGGAAGTACAAGATATTCGTGATCAAAAAGATACTAGAGATATGACAAAGGCAGGATTGCTTAGGGGAACATTTAGAGTATTGCGGCTAAAATTGGCAAAATTAAATGTCGCAATGATAGTAAATAATCATGTATATCAGAATGTCGGAAATCCCTATGGCCCGCCAAAGGTTATCAGTGGTGGTTGTGTGGCTGCGGGAACCCTAGTAATCATGGGTGATGATACCTTAAAACCAATTGAATCTATTATTTCTGGTGATGTTGTTAAAACTTATGATGGTCTAGAAACTGTAACTCATGTATGGAATCCTAATACTTTAGAAGAAGGAACCCCTGAATGTATTGAAATTGAATGGGAAGACGGAACGAAAACAATCGTCTCAGAAAAACATTCTTTTGTTGTTGGAGATAGATGGGTAATGGCAAAAGAATTAACATTAAATGATGAAGTGAAAACTATCAGAGACATAAATAACTCCAGCGCCAAACCACAACTGGAGACATATCTTGAATCTCGTATATCAAATAATCTTTCCAAACAGGAAAGAACAAAATAAACTACCCTATCAATACATCGGATCTAAAAGCAATGGCAATTTTAATGGTAAAGACATAATTGATAAGAATGGTAAACCATATTTAGGATCTAGTAGAGATAAAAATTATAGAAATGTAATTAAATCAAAAGAGCCATATGAAATTATTATATTATATCAAGCAGATTGTTCATATGAAGATATCTTAATAAAAGAAAGAGAATATCATCTGTTGAATGATGTTGTAGTTAATCCGACATTTTTTAATAAAGGTATAGCTATGGTCAACACCTATTCTGACCCTACATATGCAACCATGAAACATGTTGAAACTGGCAAAATTGCTAGAATTCCGAGAGACACGCCATCTATAAAAACTGGTGAATGGGTTGGTGTTACATCCGGTATTCCTCAATCAGAAGAATATAAAATTAGAAATGCAGCCAAATTTAGAGAAATGAAATCGTTTTTGGGAAAAAAACATACTGATGAAGTAAAAGCTAAATTATCAAAATTAAGAATTGAATATAATAAAACAGAGCAAGGAAAACTAGAAATAGAAAAATCTAAAGAACGAGCATCTAAACGGTTCAAAGGGGTTCCGAAATCTCCAGAACACAGAGCCAAAATTGGCCGTAAAGGATTTAAACAAGTTAAAAATATAAAAACAGGCGAAATTAGAAGAATTACAATTACAGAAAATTTAGGTACAGATTGGGTAAATCCAACTTTATTAAAACCAGTTTATGCAACTTGCTCAAAATGTGGAATAACAAGCATCAAAGGTAATATAATTCGTTGGCATAATGAAAAGTGCGAACCTAGAAAATATAAAAAGAAGGAAAATTATGAAAATCAAACAAATTAAAAGAGTGGGAAAACAACCTGTTTATGATATTACAGTAAAAGGATCTAATAGTTATGCTCTATCAAATGGAGTTGTATCACACAATTCGGGGCTAATCTATGTCAGTGATTCTATTGTGATGCTTTCAAAATCAAAAGATAAAGACAAAGATAAAAATATAATTGGAAATTTAATTAAAATTAAAATGTTCAAATCTAGGTTGAGCAAAGAAAATTCTGAAGTTGAAATTAAATTATCTTATTCTGGTGGTCTTGATCGTTATTATGGTTTGCTTGAAATGGCCGAGGAAGCCGGTATGATTACGGTCAATATGGGCAAATATAACTTCCCAAGTCACGCTGTTCCTGTTAAGATAGCTGCTATCGAGAAGGAACCTGAGAAATTCTTTACTGATGCATTTCTCAAGAAACTCGACAAAGATTATGTAATTCCTACTTTTAGTTACGGAATGGAACGCGGCAAAGAGCTTCTTGTTGGCGATGAAGAAGAAAATGATTAATTTTATAACTGGTGTGAAGGATGAAATTTTCGATGCTATACCAGACTCCTATACATTAGGGCGCGGAGTTGGAAATTTCATTATATTTGCTAGTCTGTTAAGTTTTATTTGGGCAATAATTTGGGCAATAATGGCTATATGTTTTTATTTGGTAAAATAAATGATTGAAAATTTAGTGTTATCTCATTTGATAAAAGACGAAGAGTATACTAGAAAAGTGATTCCATTTTTAAAGGAATCATATTTTAGCACAGAAGCAGGAAAAGAAGTATTTAAAGAGATAGACAAGTTTATTACTACGTATAAAACTTCTCCTACATTTGATGCAATAAGATTGGGTATTGAGCAACAATCAATTACCCAAGCTAAGTTAGATGAGATTAATACTTTATTGGATGAATTGGTTAAGATTGATCGAACCGATGCTAGTAGAAAAGATTGGCTGATTAAAGAAACTGAAAAATTCTGCCAACAAAAGGCTTTGTATTTGGCTATTTCAGAATCAATTACTTTAATTGACAAAGACTTCAAATCTGCTAGTTCGGTTCCCATGCTACTTAAAGATGCACTATCAGTAAGTTTTGATCGGCATATTGGTCATGATTATTTTGAAGACACTAGTCAACGATTTGATTTGCTTCATCAACAGCATAATCGAATTCCATTTGACATTGATATGCTTAACAAAATTACCAAAGGCGGGTTGATACCGAAGACGCTTGCAATCATAATTGGTGGTGTAAATATTGGAAAGTCATTATTTCTTTGCCATGTGGCTGCTAGTAGTATTGCACAAGGAAAGAATGTTCTTTACATTACAATGGAAATGGCAGAGGAATTAATTGCACAAAGAATTGATGCCAATCTATTAGACGTTTCGATGAATGACTTGGAAGTCATGCCAAAACCATTGTATGAAAATGCGTTTAAAAATTTGACCAAGACAAAAACATTCGGTAAATTAGTAATTAAAGAATATCCAACTTCAGGCGCACATGCGGGGCATTTTAGAGCATTAATTGATGAATTAAAATTAAAGAAGAACTTTGTTCCTGATTTATTAATAGTTGACTACATTAATATTTGTAGTAGCGTTAGATTTAAAGCTGGCAACAAAGGAGGTTCATATGAATATGTTAAATCTATTGCAGAAGAACTTCGTGGTTTAGCAGTAGAAATAAATGCTCCTTGTTTAACCGCTACTCAATTCAACCGCGAAGGATATGATAGTTCAGATCCTTCATTGACCAACACATCAGAAAGTTTTGGAACTCCTGCAACTGCCGACCTACAACTAGCATTGATTTCTACCGAACAATTAGCAGATCAGGGGTTGTTATTGATCAAACAGTTGAAGAATAGATATTCGGATGTTTCTCATAACCGAAGATTTACAATAACTGTTGATAAGACAAAAATGCGATTAGGAAATGATCCAAATCAACAATTTTTGTCTTCGATAACACCACAAACGCCAAATGTAAAATCGGTTTCCCCTACTCCTAATTTTAACAATACTAAAAATTCTAAATTCGATCCCAACGACGACTCTATTATCTTCTAATAAATAACAACAGAAGACGTAGATTTAAGGGAGGAATTTGTGAATGAATCTTGCGAAGCTACACCTTTTTGTTGAAAATAACTTTAGTTTAATTAAAGATAAAATTAACACGGTTTTCGATCAAGCTATTGAGAGATCTAGAATTAAAGATATTAATTCAACTGTCTTTATAAAAGATTTAAATACTGTACTTAAGTTTAATCAAATAAAGATTTTAGCTGAAACAGATAAAGAAACTAATATAGGAAGACCCCTAATTGGTGCATTTACATACCAGCCCAACAAACCAGAAAAAATAGCAAAAATCGAAATAATCATTTTTGTTCCTAAACAACGAAGGTTCTCATTAACAAAAGAAAATTGGGAATTTTTTAGGTATCGGTTTTTGGAAATAATATTACATGAATTAGTACATCGAGCCCAATATTACATTGGAAAATGCCGTCCAACCACATTAATGTATAAGCCCACATCTGATGCACAATTAAATCCAAAATTGATGGAAGAACAACAATATTTGGGCGAGATTGATGAAATGGAAAGTTACTCCCGAGATTGTGTTGAATTTTGGGCTTATACAAAACCTGATGTAAAATTAACAATGGCCAAGTTAAAAAAAGAATTTAGTTACGAAACAAATATTCATTCTTTACAATATTATTTTGATGCATATAATGGTGACAAAAAACATCCTGCGGTATTGCGTTTTTTTAGAAAATGTGTAGAATGGTCAAAGCTAATCACTCCATTAGCAAATCAACTACCTACTTGCCCTACAAATATAAAAAATTATAAAAGAATCAAACCAATAACCTTATGATAAGTATGAATAAAATTCTGAAAACAGCTATGAAAAGTGGTCACAATAACCACAAGCACGCAACTCTTTTATTTCGGGGTGGGGCATTAATGGCCGCAGGAGCCAATAGCAATAAAAAGCATTCAGAACATGTTGCCTTGACTAAGGTAAAGCATAAGGGCGGTGCCAAAAATATGATTGCTGTAAATATTAGACTTACTAAGGGCGGGCAAATTGGAATGTCTAAGCCGTGCCCTACCTGTGAACAAGAACTTAGGGATGCTGGAGTTAGGGCAGTTAAATATACAGGTGCTGACGGTATTTTTCATACGGAAGTTTATTAGTAATAAATAAGATTATGTCCATTTCTTTACTCGAAGCCACAGATCAATTAAAAGTCGCGCCAACAATCTTAACTACAGTACCAACTGTTTTTTGTGATTGTGATGGTGTTTTGGCTGATTTTTATGGTTCCTGTAAAAAAATTCTAAATAAAACCAACGATTCTGATGTCGAAAATGTATTAAATCGTGCTGGTGGATGGGACGGAGTTAGAGAAAAACATCCTAATCTATTCGGTCAATTAGATGTTTTACCAGATGCCCAAGAATTAGTAGATGCTCTTGTTTCATTAAGAAATCATCAATTAATTCGATTAATGGTTTTAACTGCGCTTCCCGATAGTTGGTTAGAAAGCGATATCAAAGAATCTGCAATCCAAGACAAAAAAATTTGGGTCAATAAACATTTTCCAGCTATAGCTGAAAATGATGTAATAGTTTGCTATCGTAGAGATAAAGCTGTATATGGAATGGCTGATAAGATTATAAATCATGCTAAACCAATTCTAATTGATGATTATAACAAAAATGTAACTGAATGGGTTGCTAGAACTAGAGGTTATGCAATTCAACATACTGATGCAAAATCTAGCATAGCACAATTAAAAATTTATCTTACAGGACTTCGTATCGGAGAACCAACATTAGATATGTTAAAACATCAATTATCAATAGAAACAATAGAACCACCTAATTCATCAGATTTAATAATTCCATTATCTTTAGACACTAAGTAGTTTTCTATAACCTTTATATTGTTTGTGTTCACCACACATCATTCGTGCCATTCGTCTTGGAGATAGTTGGTTTAGCTCATAAAATTTTAAAAGATTACGATAACCAATAATTATTATTTTTGTTTGTTGTGGGTCATAAAATTGATATATCCGTTTGGCATAATCAGCTTCTTTGGCTATTTTGGCTCGTTCATGAACTAAAGCAGGCAATTGTTTTCCTTTAGTAGTTTTTATTATTTTTGATATGGTTTCTAACGATAGTTTCTTTCCCATATTTGCGGCTGACAATTTGGCTCGTTGCTCAACCGAAATAGTTTTTCCTTTGTGGGCAATTGATAATTTTAATTTTGTAGAATCAGATTTTGGTCTACCAATCAATGCTTTAGAAATTTTTTGTTTGGTTTCTAATGACAATTTTTGCGTTTTTCTAAATTCTGATACTTGTTGTTTTAGTAAATCATAAGATTTTGACATTGATTTTTGCCAATCTAAATCTTTAGCTCTCATTTTAGTTTTTCGAAACATAACTTGAAATCCATAAATAATTTTTCTATTATTTGGATATATTTTAGCTAACAAACGATGTAAAATAAAATGTCGTCTTGGGGTGACAAAAATCAAATTTGATGGAATATCAAGTAATGGGTCTTTTTTATCCCTAGCTAAACATCTAGGCCAGATATGATGTTGTTCTTTAAAAACTACATTATTCTTACGAATATGTCCTATAGGACTGGTAATTCTAGAGTCCTTGATGATTTCATCATAAATGCGTTGGTAGTTCATATATTACTACCATAAATAGCTTTAGACATGTGGCGATTCCTTCCTGAATCCTATGTGTTTAGCATTGAGGATAGGAGGGATACCTACCTCAGTGCGTTATTATTTATTTAGTACAAACTAACTTTACAAAGAATATTGGATATGTCTAAAATAGCCCTTCCCAAAATAGAAATAATCGAAGCCAAAACCCCAAAAGACGACGTTAATAAAGATCCAAATGCTAATGCTTCTAGCGAATCTTCGGTAAAGGTAGTTGGCGTGGATCACAAGGGGGAAGAAGTCTTAAGCAATAAGCGCGATATTCCTAAAGGTAAAGGCGAAGATCCAAAGTATAACCCCAATAATGCCAATGCTTTAGATGGCCCTGTTCCAGCTTCCAAAGAAGATAACGCAACATTAGTTCTTCATCCTCCTGTCGATTTAAAATCTGTTGCACGAAAAGATAAGATTGGGTTAAAAAAATAAATTTGTAAAATAGAATCTGACTAAATACTCCTATACCAGCCCGCTAAAGGGTTATGGTTATTTTAGGAGATATCTCAAATGTCAGGTTTTCAAAATACAAAAACACGTACTAAGGATGGGAATACACCAGACGCTAGTACAACAGTGGTTAGCCATCAATTAACAGTTGGAGTCAATGCAGCATCTGGAACAGTTAGAGTTGCAGAGTTTATTGCAAATACTTCTTCTGGTGCGGCAAACGTCGCAATTGCTGAAGCAATTTTAGCAAAAACTGTAGTTGGAATTGGTACTACACCAATCAATCTTAATACTAGAGTCGCAGCGGCCCATTTTGATCTAGATTTTAGTTCAAATGCTGGCGCTTCAGTAGCTAACGCTTCTTATGGTGTTATTATTGATATTTCTAGTAATACTGCTACCCGTACCGCTGCTAGACCTACTGCGTTCCTAGCTTTCGGCGGTTATGGTTCTACCAAAGCAAATTGCGTTTCACATCTTTTCGATTTGGGCTATGGTAATAGCACAACTCAATATGTTAACGCAACTGCTGGTGTTTATAAAGCAAATACTGTTGCAACACAAAATGGCGCTATCAGTATCCGCGTTAATGGTGTTCAAAAATATTTACCAACATACGACGCAATCGCTTAATTTCGTTAAGTTAAGTCATGGGGCCTATTCGTTTAGGCCCCATTTTTTATGAATATTGATATTTTTCTATACTAAATACATTATGAATACAGGAGATTTGACATAATGGAAATTTTAAATGTAATTACAGCAGAAGAAGTGCAAGCTCAGCGTGCGAGTTGGGTTGCAACTCTTAATCAACACAAAACTGAAATTCAAGAAATGACGGCTAAAATAGATCATGCACAAAAAAATAGTTTAGCTCTAGAAGGTGCTATTCAAGCGGCTGATATATTCTTAAAAATAATGAATTCAAAATCAGAACTTCCAGTAAATAATTAAGGTATACGACTTTGGCAGATAAAAAAATAACACAACTGAGCGAAAGTTCATCATTAGCTCAAGACACATTATTTGTTGTAGTAACTACACCAAGTGCTACACCAATAACTAAAAAAATAACCGCCGCTAATATATTTGCTAATGTGTCGTTTATTACATCAACGACAACACCAGCTACTGCGGTTATTAAGGCAACAGCAACAGCTAATGCTAATACTACATCCGCATCTTCTATTATAGCCGCAGGTCAATTTGTAACTAATGCACTAAGTACTTCAGCAAATACTCCATATCAATATGGAATTTATGCTTCAAGTATGCTTAATGCGGCTGGTTCAAACGTTAAAACCGAACATGCTGCGGCAAAATTTGTATTAGATGTTTCAAATGCTGCGGCATTAATCACCAATACTTATGGTTCTATTATTTCAGTTTCAAATACCGGAACAAGAGCCGCCCAACCACAAGCGTTTATTTCTCTAGCAGAATCTACCTCTAGCACTACACTATCAACTAAATATGTACTTGATGTTGGCCAAGCTGGTTTAGCAAACGTGTCTGCTAATTTATCAGTAGCGAGTGGAAATGTTGACAATATTCTGACTAGAACAACTGCTTCTGCATCACACAAACTAAGAATTAAAGTAAATGGCGTTGATTATTTTATTCTATTAGCAAATGGTGCAGCTTCTGGTATCTAATTTATAATTATATTATGGAAAATTTAAGTAAGCAAAATTTCTTTGCTTATGCCATTCAATCGTATAATAATCCAAATTGTTGTGGAATGGCAGAATTTAAAGAAGACTTACTTCGAGTAAAATATATTAATAGACTTATTATTAGATATATAAAAACAGGAAACGTAAAACCAAGATTATTGCTCAACCATCTTATAGGGTTGAGCAATGTTTTTTTGGCCGAATCTGTTTCAAGAATGTTATTTCTTCGAGTCGATAAATCTGGTTGGTCTGCCCTAAAAACTTTATTGGAATATCTTAATTTAATGCCCGAATCAGTTCCTTTAATTGATGGCGCAACAATATATTCATCTAATATTCAACGAGACGAAAATTTGTTCTTAATTTTGATAGATGGTACCAAAAATTTTTAATAAATAATTATATGCAAAACTCTACTCATATAAAATTACGTCAGCAAATAATCAATAATTTATTGGAACCAGATAACAAATCTTCAAAATTATTCACTCGAAGTGATTTTGATAAACTAATTACAATTATTAAAAAATTACTAGATAAAATACCAAGTAAATACAAAACTTTATTTGCTAACGCTGCCGCATCTTATTTAATGACGAAACCAGTTGATATGTTTAAAAAATTGTCTGTATTGCCAGAAGAAGTATTAGCGCATGAAATTTTTGACGAGAGTGGTTTTTTGGCCGAAGATGCTCCTATTAATGCTGTTGGAACAGGAAATATTGCCGGTGCTGGAGTTGGGACACAAGGAGAGCCTGGTTATACAGCAAAAGGTAAAATACGTGGAATGAAGATATTTGAGGTAGATTTTGATACATTTTACCGTGTTAGGTTTGGTAAAAATAGATATCATAATTATAAGCGATATGTTGGTGAAGATGAAATTGGTCAAGATATAAGAAATTATGGAAGAAAAAATCCCGGCGAGGGGATTGTTTTACAAAATCCTAAATCTGGTATTTTAACATTTTTAAAGTTCCCTAAATACAATAGAGAGTAGAAGTTATGGGACTAAAAACTTTCGCAAAAAAACAAATAATCAAACAATTCTTGGAGTATTTCCCAATGGTATCAAAATTAGTTTCGTGGCTTTCTGATCCTAAAGCCGTAGGAAGAAAGCGTACTATCGCAACAATAGCCGCACTTATTTCAGCAATGATTAAAGGTGGAACGTTTGTATTTAAAGCTGCATGTGATGCTGGCGATTTTGGTGCCAGTGTATGTAAATTAGATCCCGGTATGATTGCTTCCACATTAGATTTATTTGTAACATTCTTAAACACCGTTGTTGTTCAAGGAGCAGATATTATCACAATACTTGTGGGAGCTTGGGGGTTGTGGGCAGCTAGAGATAAGACTGCGGTTGTACTCGACAAGTAATTCATATGTTCGTAGCACCTATGCTAACAATTATATGGCAAGATGTAGTTGCCATAGAAACAATTAAAATATTAGTTGGCTTAAGCATAGGTGCTATTCTCATTTTTTTCAGAAATTTAATAATTCAAATATTGGCTACGATGGTAAAATCTATAATCAAAACTCCCAAAGCTATTATAGACGGTATAAAGTTAATCGGTTCAGAAAAATTTCAAGCTATGCCCCATAAAGTAGAACAATTACAGGAAAAATTAGATTCTATTGATAAGAAAGTAAGAGATTTAGAACATACTGTTGGTCCAAACGGTGGCAAATCTTTATTAGATGGTGTTAATGAACTAAAGAAGCTATTCAGTTCATTAGAACATAATATCAGAGCAATTGTATATAATGCTCAACAAATTGTTGATGCGTCTGAAACAATGATGTTTAGTTTATCTTCAACTGGAAATTTTACGTGGGCATCTAAGGGATTACAAGATTTAGTAGATTTTTCATTTGATGATGGGTTTAAAAATCAACAATGGGAGAATCTTTATTTTCCTGAAGATTTATTAGATGTTCGTCGTCGTTGGGCCGATGCTATTAAAACTTCTATAGAAATTGACAATAGCGATTCAAAATTATTAGAGCCAGAAGTAATATTGACTTTATTAACTCGTTTTCGCCATAACAACACAAATGAAGAAATACCAGTAAAGGTTCGCTTGACAAAAATGCCAGATGGAAGTATTTCTGGAATTGTGAATAAAATTTCTAAGACAAAGTAGTTGCTTTTGGTCATATGTCTGCTATAATACAGACATATGGCACTATGGATTGAAGAAAAATATATAATGATTATTGGGCATTCATTGCCCTATTTCAAAAAACAGTCTAATTCAACCTTTACTTTTCGTTGTCCTTATTGCAACGATAGTAAACGCAGAGCTAATAAAACTCGCGGATATTTCTTTTTATACAATAAACACTATTGGTTTAAATGCCATAATTGTAATGAAAGCAAGAGTTTAGGCGATTTTATCAATGATAAATTTCCTGCTTATTTCAAAGAATTTCAGCTTGATAAACTGAGAGAAAAAGAACCTCATAAATTTGTCTATAAGCCAAAGAAATCTTTATTTCTAGATTCTTCTAAAAAGACTGAAAAATTAAGCATTCTGTCAATTGCTGAATTGCCAGAATCGCATGATGCCGTAAAATATTGTAAAAATAGAATGCTTCCAAAGGAAGCTTTTGACCATTTATATTTTACAGATCGGTGGACAGATTTCATAAAACATAATGGATGGACATATTCCTTCAAAGAAGACAACTATCCTAGACTTGTATTGCCTTGGTTTAGCCGTTCTGGAGCGATGCTAGGCGCTCAGGTTAGACGTATTGATGTCTCAGGTAAAGAGGGTCGCTATGTCACTCTAAAGAGCAAATTAGAGCATGAGGAACCTAAAATTTATGGACTTGACAGACTTAATTTAAACGCTCCTGTTTATATGGTAGAAGGTCCATTAGATTCATGGTTTGTTCCCAATTGCGTTGCAGCAATGGGTGCTGATTTATTGAAATGTAAATCAGAATGTTTACCTGATTATGATGTTACTTACATTTTTGATAACGAGCCACGAAACGAAAATGTAGCAGCCGAGATAAATAAAGCTGTGATGAAGAATTTTCCAGTGGTAATTTGGCCTTCAGATATTAAAGAAAAAGATATCAATGACATGGTTAAATCTGGAATTGATGTATTAGATATTATTAAAAAGAATACTTTTAGTGGTTTAAAAGCACAACTTGAATTTATGAGATATCGTAAATGCTAAATATAGTATGTTTATAGAAAACAAATATCTTAAAATTTATTATCAAATTTGTGATAGAGGAAAACTATGTAGAAAATTAGAATACAGTGAGAAACATCATATCATTCCTAGATCTTTTGGTGGCAACAATAAAGCAGAAAATATTACAGTGTTGACTGCTAGAGAACATTACATTGCTCATTTATGTTTATTTAGATGCACAATTGGCGAATATAAGAAAAAAATGGGGTTCGCATTATTTGTATTTAAAAGACAAAATACAATTCAAAAAGAACAAAATGTGAAATTTAATTCGAAAATATATTCTTCGTTGAAGCAGTATATGATAGAAAATAAAACTAATTCTAGAAAATGGACAGATGATGAAAAAAAGAAAATGTCTATAGCGAAAACTGGAATAACATGGGGCAAACATAGTAAAGAATCTAAACAAAAAATGAGTGAAGGAGCAAAAGCTAGAGGACAAAAACCTCCCGGCGGTGCAATTTATAAAGGTTATAAATTTTCAAAGAAAAGGAAAACACATTCGCCAACCATAGAACATAGAAAAAAACTTCAAGAAGCAAATAAAAAATATTATACATTAAATCCTTTAATTATTTTAGTATGTCCTTTTTGTAATACTATAGGAAAAGGAAATTCTATGTATAGACATCATTTTAAAAACTGCACTAAACAAACTACAATTAAAAAAAGAAATAGATCAATAAAAATTGATGAAATTTTTTATAAAACTGCTAAAGAAGCTAGCATAAAAACAGGAATTAACAGAATATTACTTCTTAATATAATAAACAATTCTAATGAAATTCCAGAGATTTCTGGAAAACTTATCATTAATGATATTGTATACAATAATATCCTAGTTGCCCATACAACAACACTAATTAGTAAAAATAAATTAGGCAAAATATGGAAAAAACAAAATAATATTAAAAAATTATAAATATTAAAGGAATGAGTTTAATTTAAATATGATAGAACAAGAGCAGCACAAGGTTTTAGATCATGGTATTGTGCAAATAATAGATATCATGGCTTCAGACGCAGATATCGCCAAATCTGCCAGAATATCTTATAATAAAAAACCAAAAAAGGGTGGTTCTACTGACGAACAACTAATAAGATATCTGATGAGAAACAGCCACTCTTCTCCAATTGAAACTGCTGTGGCCAAGTTTTATTTGAAGCTTCCAATTTTTGTTATGCGTCAATTAATGACTCATAGAACTGCATCCAAGAATGAAATTTCAGGAAGATATTCAGAACTGCCAAATGAAATTTATGTTCCTGAAATTGAGCATTGTGGGCCTCAGTCAGAAGACAATAAACAAGGCAGATCAACAATAGTAGAAGGCACAGATGAATGGTACACCGCAATGGTGGCTCAAAGTATTATCCGCGATGCCAATATTTCAGCTAGAAACTCATATGAAAAATTATTAGGATTGAAAACTTCTAAAGAAATTTCTAGAGTTGTGTTGCCATTGGGTCAATATACAGAGACGATTTGGTCTTGTAATTTAAGAAATCTACTTTGGTTTTTAAATTTACGAATGGACCCTCATGCCCAATATGAAATTCGAGTTTATGCGGACAAGATGTACGAGCTAATTAAACCGTTTTTCCCGCTGACAACCAAAGCATGGGAAGACTATATATTAAACGCTCGTTCGTTGTCTGCCCTCGATCAACAGCTTCTTATGACGATTACTAATATCAAAACCGATATTCCAACAGAAGAAAATGCGTTGGCTTTGGGTATGTCGAAGAGAGAATACCAAGAATTTTGCCAATGGCTTCAACATATTAGGAAAGAGAAATAAATGCCCACTAAGTTTTCAACAGATCTATTTAGACAATATATTCACCAATCTCGCTATGCCAGATGGATTCCAGAAAAAAATAGAAGAGAAACTTGGGAAGAAACTGTAGCTAGATATTTTGATTTTTTTGAAGAACACCTTAAAGAAAATTGTAATTATGTTGTTCCAAAAGCGCTACGAAAACGATTAGAAGCAGCAGTATTAAATCAAGATGTTATGCCATCCATGAGAGCTTTAATGACAGCCGGGCCAGCTTTAAAGAGAGACAACGCTGCTGGTTATAATTGTTCAACTATTGCTATTGACAAATTGACCGCGTTTGATGAAATTTTTTATGTGTTGTTGTGTGGAGTTGGTGCGGGATTTTCAGTAGAATCACAATATGTAAACAAACTTCCTACAATTTCTGAAAATTTTGGTCCTAGTAATACAGTAATAATAGTCGAAGATTCAAAAATTGGTTGGGCTAGATCATTTAAAGAATTAATAGCATTACTGTACGCCGGTCAAATTCCCTCATGGGATGTTTCTAAAATACGTCCATCTGGAAGTCCATTAAAAACCTTTGGGGGAAGAGCTTCTGGACCAGAACCGTTAGTTCGTTTATTTCAATTTACTGTAGAAGTATTTAAAAGAAATTTTGGCAAAAAACTTTCAACACTAGATTGTCATGATATTGTATGTAAAATAGCAGATACTGTTGTTGTAGGTGGGGTCAGGCGGGCTGCTTTAATTTCATTAACTGATTTTAATGATGATTTGATGAGAAGTGCTAAAAGTGGAACTTGGTGGAACGAACACCCGCATCGAGCCTTAGCAAACATTTCATATGTGAGTAATGAACAACCTCCAATTGGTTTATTTATGAAAGAGTGGTTGTCACTATACGAATCTAGAAGTGGGGAGCGAGGAATGTTTTCTCGTTTGTCGGCACAAAATAGAGCCAAAGAATCTGGAAGACGAGAACCAGACCATCAATTTTTAACTAACCCTTGTAGTGAGATTGTGTTACGATCTAGAGAATTTTGTAATTTGTCCGAAGTGATTATTCGAGAAGAAGACACAGAACAAACACTTAAAGACAAAATAGAGATAGCAACAATTTTGGGAACATGGCAAAGCACACTAACCAATTTTAGATATTTATCTAGTGTTTGGAAAAAGAATTGCGAAGAAGAACGATTATTGGGTGTATCAATGACGGGTATATACGACAATCCAATAACGTATACAAGAGGAGAAAAACTTAATAAATTATTAGTCGAGCTAAAAGAATTATCAATAAAAACAAATGAAAATACAGCAAAACTTTTGGGAATAAATCCTAGTGTTGCATGCACAGCAATCAAACCGAGTGGTTGCACATCATTAGAAACTGAAATTAAAACAAATGACGGCGTAAAATCAATGGCTAGTATATTTGCTGAATATGCACCAGACCACATTAATTTGTTCGAATTGGATTCCGGAACATGGATAGAGCCGATAAAAGAGTTGTGTGTTTATGACAAAAACAACGATTTGCAAAAAGTCACTAAATTATTCGTAAATGGTGTGGCGGATTTATATGAAATTGAAGATGCAGACGGCGAAAAATATAAATTTACAGCAGATCATAAAATTTTAACTAAAAACGGCTGGAAAATGGCAAAAGATATGACTGTGGATGATGAAATTGTGTCTTTTAGTTAAACAACAACTTCTGTAAAACCAAGAAATACTAAATATGGTTTTACAGAGGTTAAAATGAAACCATATACCCCATATATCTACTTACTACAACACAAAACAACAAAATATTATTATGTTGGTGTTAGATACGCAAAAACCGCGCATCCATCAAATTTTTGGAAAGATTATTTTACATCTAGCAAAATAGTTCACAAATTAATTGATGTTTATGGCAAGGAAGATTTTAGATATAGAATTATTAAAACATTTAATAATGCAGAGGATGCTATTATTAAAGAACAAAAATTAACAGCTTTGGCTATAAAAAAACCAAATTATTTGAATGCATCATCTATGGCGGCTCCTCGTGTGGATATATGTTCATTGGCGGGTAAAATTGGTGGAAACATTCAAGTTAAGCTAAAACAAGGAATACATAAACAAACAAAGGAAGAACGGTTATTATTAGCAAGTAAGGGAGGGAAAAAAGGCGCTTTTACACAACCAAAATGGCAATCTATTTTTGGTAAGCGTGGCGGGGCAAAAAATAAAGGAAAATTATTTATAACAAATGGTATCGAAACTAAAAAAATTAACTCAGGAGAAGCTCTCCCTGACGGATGGAAATATGGGCGCAATTTACATATTTTTGGAAAACGTTGGTGTAATGACGGGCAACGCAATTATTTTGTCTATCCAGAAAAAATCGAAAAGAATGGATATATTTTAGGAAGATTACCGGAAGATAAAAGTAAATATATAAGAAAGAGTTTAAATGGAAACAAAATTAAAAAAAATTAAATCTATATCTAAAGTTAATAGAGAACTAACTGTAGATATAGAAGTAGAAAATACTCATAGTTATCAAACTAAAACAGGATGGGTAGTGCATAATACAGTTTCAGCATTGGTTGATACTGCATCTGGAATACATCCTAGACATTCTGATTACTATATTCGAACTGTTCGTAGTGATAAGAAAGATCCGATTTGTAAAATGATGATTGATATTGGGTTTCCATATGAAGATGAAATCAATCATCCTGATAGCGTAGCAGTGTTCTCGTTTCCATTGGCGTCTCCAAAAAATGCTGTTATTAGAACAAAGGTAACAGCTTTAGAACAAATGGAATTATGGTTTGATTATCAGAAATATTATTGTGAACACAAACCATCTGTTACCATAAATGTTAAAGAACATGAATGGTTAGCTGTTGGTGATTGGGTATATCAAAATTACGAATCAATTAGCGGGTTGTCATTCTTACCATTTTCTGATCACATATATCAACAAGCACCATTTTCTGACTGTGATAAACAAGCTTATGACGAATTGCAGGCTAAAATGCCCAAAACCGTAAATTGGGAAAATTTAAACAAATATGAAAAAACCGATACGACAACTGGAATGCAAAATTACGCTTGCACAGCAGATGCATGTTCGATATTATAAGGTCAAATCATGAAGACCTAAATATATGAATGAGAGTGTTAGGAATTGATTATAGCATAAATTGTGCAGGGTGCTGTCTAATAGAAGACAATACAATAAGATGGTTCGTAAATTATAGGAAGGATGGGAAAGATTACCCCGTCCTTCCTAATTCTGTTATAGAGTGGCGGCATTCAACTATAGAAGACCATACAGACAGATTTATCGAACTCTCATTGTGGGCAAATGATATTATTGGAGAATTTTGTCCTGATATCGTAATATTAGAAGATTTTGCTTTTTCAGCAAAAGGAAATATTACAGCATTAGCCGAAAACGTTGGAATATTTAAGGCTGATTTTAGAAGACGGTTTCCTACTAAAAAAATAGAATTAGTAGCTCCTACTAAAATGAAAAAAATGGCTACTGGAAAAGGAAATTCTAATAAAGATGCTATTTGGGAATCGTTTGTTAAGATATTTCCAATTTATTCAGAATGGCCTAAAATTATTCATCCCAAAGGAAATAAAATAGGTTCTCCAATAGCTGATATTGCAGATTCATATTTTTTAGCAGTTTATGGTGAAACAAATTATGGCAACACAAACATACCAAACAACTCCTCCACATCGAAGACCTAAGTATTATCCTGAACATCCAGAAACATTGAGACATACAGATACAACTGGACTTGGGCATGGTGGAAATCCAGCAAGAAATAAGATAGTATTATTTAAAGCTACATACTATGAAAAGAACGAGCTATTTGAACTTGCTCGAATTCAACGAGTTTCTGCTAGTTATTTAATCAGACAAGCATTGGAAAAGGAATTTCCTGAAATTTTTGTAAATACAAATCATAATATTAAACCTCCAGCAAAACCGAATAAACAACGGAAACCTCGTGATAAAACTGTTATTGCTACTTCGTTGGTTGACAATAAACAAACTATTATCTTGCCGACACGTAATGAATAAATAATTGAAAGCACTTCATTACAAGAAAGGTACTAGATGAAAGTTAATCTTCAGAATATCGTTAATAGTGCAGTTGAAAGAGGTATCATTGAAGGTTATACACATATAACTAGTGATAATTTTAAGGGAACCGCAGATGACGCTGTGGGATGTTTGCTTTACTCAGTAATAGCTAATATTGAAGAATATATTTTATTTGACGACGAAGAACAGCATCCAGATAAAAAAATAGGATTTAATACCTCAGCAAAATCAACAACTGAATTAGAAGGATATGATGACGGAAATGATGGTCAAGAAGTCGAACAATTTCATAAATTTAAAAATAGAATCAAGCCCATCAAATTTAAACGTTGACAATTGTAGATAAATGTGTATAATTGGTAATTATGGTGCGGTGGCGAAGTGTTCAACGCATTGGTCCGCAAAACCAACATACAAAGGTTAAAATCCTTTCCGCATCTCCATTTATAAAGAATTAGGTGATTAATGTCCAATATTTTGTTTTTAGATGATGAGTCATATCGACACGATATCTTTGATGAGCGGTCAAAAGGGCATAATATAACTCATGTTTATACTGCCAAAGACGCAATATCTGCTTTAAAGACAACCAAATTTGATTATGTGTGCTTAGATCATGATTTGGGTAATATGAGCTTTGTTGAATCTGATGGAATATATGAAACTGGTTATACAGTGGCCAAATTTATTGCTTATGAAATGGATCACGCAGACCTTCCAATCTTTGTTGTTCATTCATGGAATATTGTTGGTGCTACTAACATTAAAAATTTGCTCCAAAATGTTACTGACAAAATAATAATGGCTCCATTTTGTTCTTGGGTTCCTCCCCAAATTATTGATAAACGGAGAGTTATATGAAAAAATGGCCTACTGAATTTCCAGAAAATTATCCAGATAAAGATTTATATGAGAATGATTTTCCCTCTTTCAATAGAAAATATAATATACACTTAAGCAAACCAGAGCATACAATACACTCACCAATGAGAATCTTTGAGGTGACACATGCAGAAAGATTTTCTAAATATTGGTGGAAGGATGTTTTCACCTATCCATTTTCTAAACGTGGTTTATTCTTTGATCTTTACACTTTCTATCATAGAGGAAGATATGGCTGGGCACCAATGGATGTTTGGTCATTTGATAGTTATCTTGAGAGAGTTATCGGTGCAGGACTAAATCATCTGGCAGAAAATTCACACGGTGCGCCATCAGGATTCCCCAATCCTGATCCTAATACTAATACTGATTTTGATTTGTGGTCAGTTACACTAAAACAATGGTCTAAGTCATTTGCTGATTCATATTATTATACTATGAATAGTGGTGAGTTAGCTACATATGAATCAAAATATCCGGTTATTGATCCTGTGAATGATCCTCACAATTTTAACTTATCAACAGTTAAAGAACAAAAATTATCAGCAAACATTTCCAATAGTTTAGTAGAAATGAGTAAATGGTTTCGTAATTTATGGGATTAAAAATGAAAAAGAAAAAGAAACTTCCGAAGTCAGAATCAACTTCTGCTATACATGATCTTGTTGCGCAATTAAATTTTCTGCCAGATATTGAAAAGCATATAAGAAATGATGTATTTGCACAAGAACTTTATGGAATGCTGTGTACTAATATCTTTATACATGACCTAGAACCAGATACTCCGTGGGCTTGTGATTGGGTATATGCTAAAACTATTGTAGATACTTTACGAAAAACGGCTGGTATTATAGACGATTATTCAAACCAACCATTGGACCTAATAGCTAATAATTACATATATTGGTATACTTCTGGTAAAGAATCCGTCATAAATACATATGTTAAAACACAACTAAGTAAACTTGGTTGGACTGTTAGATCATATGATGATGATTTGAAGCGACCTCAAAATAATTAGGAACTTATATTATGCCAATAGAAGAAAATGAAATTTCATTAAAGTCTGAAGGTGGAACAGAACTAACCAAGCGAATGCTTGG